ATGGAAGTGATAAACCCAAATATTATAAAAGAGATAAAAGTTTAGATATTATTAGAAATAATAATGACGAATATGAAGTAGTATTACCTTATCAGAGGTATATAAAAAAAACTAAATAAATTTTTTACACCTTTGCACATTTAAAATGCTGATTTTATTCTTTATAATTCTTGTATTTTCTTATTTTATTTTTCTTAATATAATCTTTTTGTCTATTATATGTTCCGTTTAATATTCTCTTATAATAGTCATCAGGTATAGTTTTTATTGTTTCTTTAATATTATTATTTAAGTCATCATATAATAGTCCTTTTTTCTTTTGTAATTTAGATTTTAGAAGACTAAAAAACATTTCAATACTATTTGTATAATGTTGATATGGTACTGAATAAATCAGTTTGTTATTTTTATTTATTAATTCTTTAACTCTTTCGTTTCTATGAGAACTCGCATTATCTAAAATAATAACCTTATTTTTATATTTACTTGTAATAAACTTTTCTAAAAAGTCTAATAATCTATCACTATCAATACCGCCTTTATTATATAATTCATAACCTTCTACGCCATTTATTGATATAGCAAAAACACCTGTATATTTTTTGAAAACTTCTTGTGAATTAGTTTTAATTACGCATCTTTTACCTACTTCGTTATAGCAATGATGTCTTAATTGTAATGAGTTTATACTTGTCTCATCAATGCAAATAACATCATCAATATTATATTTTTTAATTTCATTATAAAAATCTTTTATTTTTTCTTTAATATTAATATCCTTACCAAATCGCTTAATAGGTTCGTGTCTAATTTTAGTTAATTTTAATGATATATAATTTTCTTTAATTATTCTACTAATATGTCTTCTCGTGATATTTAATTTAGAATATTTATTTTTTAATTTAGTCAGTAAATCTTCTATTGTAATAGTCTTATTGTTTTTAAGTTCTTCTAATATAAACTTAATATGTTCTTTTTTAATTTTATATGATATAGGTTCTCTATTATGTCGTTTAATTTCTTTTTCTTCTTTATATCTTTTAGTCCATCTCAATAAACTTCTTACAGAACACTTAAATATTCTACAAGTGTTCTCTTGTGTATCTTTATTTTCTAAAAAATATTTTACTGCGGATAATTTATAATCTTCGCTTTTATGTTTAGTCATAAAATTATTTAAAGTTATGCGTCTTATATTATAATGATAAGATAATATGACTGATATGGTTAATATTGAGATGTATAATAATTTAATGATTGAAAATGAATTGTTAAAGAAAAAAAATATAGAATTAGAAGAAAAGTTAAAAGCATATACCAATACAGAAAGGAATAAAAGGTATTATGAAAAAAATAGTGAAAAGGTAAAAGAGAAGGCAAAAACATATATGGAAAGAATGAAAACAGAAAATCCAGAGAAATTAAAGGAATGGCGACATACTGCTTATGTGAATAGAAAGGCAAAGTTGGAACAGAGTTAATAGTTATATTTTCTAAATTTTTGCTGTAATATTTTTACACATTTATTTATTTTGTTCCAATCATTCTCCCATATAACTACTAAGTTATATCCTAAATCTTTCAAAATCCCTTCTTTTTTTAATGTTTTTTCATATAACTCCTTGTATGTACATTTTGTTATTGTATTTATATCATCGTCTTTATAAATATTTGGATTGCCGTGCCAGAAATCTCCATGAAATTCATATATTGTATTATTTTCTTTGCAAAAACCATCTGCTTTATATTTAGTTTTTGGTATTAAATATTCTCCATAATTTTCTGCGTGTTGAATATCTATATTATAATATTTAGAAAGAAAGTTCAACCATCTAATTTGAGGTTTAGAATAACCATTATTAGCACATCTTGGACAACCTTGTCCCGATTGATAATGTCCTCCTGCTATTTGTTGAAATACGCCATGTTTCTTACATATAATTTTAACCTTTTCACCACTATTAATATAAACACTTTGAGAATAGTCATATAAATCTCCGTGTATTTTCTTACTTCTTTCTATAAAATCCTCTGTGGTTAATTTAGCAACACCAGCACATTTTTGACATCCACTACCTGAAAAATAATGTCCTATTGGTGTTTGTAAAAAATCTCCATGAATTTTACAACCTATAATAACATTTTCACTACATTTTGTATAATATACTTTAGAGTAGTCATATAAATCTCCATGAACTAATTTAGATTTTTCTATAAATTCTTCTGTTGTAAGTGTTTGTCTTTTACTAATTGTATTATAATAACATTTTTGACAACCGCGACCATTTAAATGTGAATTAGGATTTTGTAAAAATTCACCATGTTCTTTACAATTGATTTTAACCTTTTCATTAGAAAGATTATATACAACATTTGAATAGTCATATAAATCCCCATGAACTAATTTAGATTTTTCTATAAATTCTTCTGTTGTTAAAGTGCAATGTCCCACACATGTAGGACAACCGCTTCCATTTAAATGGTCGTTTGCTCTTTGAATAAATTCTCCATGTTCTTTACAATTAATTATAACCTTTTCACTAGAAAGATTATAAATAACATTAGAATAATCATATATATCTCCGTGAACTAATTTAGATTTTTCTATAAAATCTTCTGTTGTTATATTTTTATTAGCACATTTAGGACAACCTGCTTTATTCCAATAATGATAGACAGGTTTTTGTAAAAAATCGCCGTGTGTTTTACAAATAATTGAAACCTCTTTCCTACTATTTTTATAATCTACTTTTGAATAGTCATATAAATCTCCATGAACTAATTTAGATTTTTCTATAAATTCTTCTGTTGTTAATGTATAATGTCCTGTACATTTAGGACAACAACTGCCGCGATTTAAATGATGATATGGTTTTTGTTGAAATTCGCCATGTTCTTTGCAAATAATTATTATTTTTGTATTAGCGCCAATATAATCTACTTTTGAATAATCATATTTATCGCCATGTTTTTCTCTACATTTTTTTATAAATTCATCTAAAGGTGTTTTTCTTTTATTACCATTTAAAACATTACCACATTTAGAACAACCTATTCCTTTTAAATGTGATTTAGGTATTATTGAAATATCACCATGTATTTTACAACATATTGTGATAATACTATTAAAATTTTTATAATTCATTTTTGAGTAATCATATAAATCTCCAAATTTTTCATTACATTTATCCAAAAATTCACTTTCAGTAATTTTTGCTGTTCCTGCACACTTACCACATCCAGCACCTTTTAAATGTAATTTAGGTGTTTGTTGAAATTCTCCGTGTTCTTGACAAATTATAGTTGTTTTAGTAATACTATTAATATAATTTACCTTTGAGTAATCATATAAATTACCATGTATTTTTATGCTTTTTTCTACAAAGTCTGTTGTATTTGATTTACTTGTTCCACCGCATTTACAACAACCATAACCACCATATAGATGATTATTTGGTGTTTGTTGAAACTCACCATGCTGTTGGCAAATTATAATTACCTTTGTTCCACTATTCTTATAATCTACTTTCGAATAATCATACTTATCTCCGTGTATTAATTTAGATTTTTCTATAAATAATTCGGTCATTATAATCTTATATTATACTATTAATATTATTATATATCTTTTTTTCAATATTCAGTATGAAACTATTTAAAGATTAAAATATATACTATATATAGATAATGTAAATGTCTAAAAAGAAGAAGGAAGATACCTCAAAAGAGGAATTTGAAAAATTTGACTATATGAAAACTATTAAAAATAACATCAATAATGTTCTTAAAGATAAAGCAGTCTTACCTAGCATTAATGATTTAGTCATTAGAACCAATAAGATTGTTATTCATTCATGTAATTTTATTAAGTTGTATTGTATTTATCTTTATAAAAATGATTTAGAGTTTCCTTTAATTGATAAAAACTTTATTTGTGATGTTTTTAAGGTTATTACTAAAAGAAAAGATAGAAGAGGTGCAACGCCTGAAAAAGATTATAGCGAATTGTTAAAGAACCTTTATAAGTTTTATAATGAACACTATATAACTACCGTATACGATAATGAAATAATCTATTATGATAAATTAAGTTATATTTTAGCATACGAAGCAATTGATATTGAAAAAAATATAAATAATAACATACAAGAGCATTTTATTACACATCTTAATCAATTTGTAAATTACTCTTTTAATTTACAAGAACAAAAAGATGATATTAAAAAGATAAAGGATAAGGATGTAAGAAAAGAAAGGTATAAATCATTAACGAATGAATTCAAAAAGGTTAAAGATGACCTTGTATCACTAAGAAATGACTTAAATGCTGATGAAAAATATCATAACTGGATTGAAGAACATAAAATACATATTGTACCTAATAAAACTAATTTTGATAAAGATAATATATATTATGACTTACATTCTAATACAAAAGATTATTTAAAGTCATTTATTTATATAAATATTCAACTTGAAAAACTTAATGATAAACTATTAGAAAGTATTTGTACAGAAGATATTGATAAGGTTAAACAAATTAAATTATTTAATATTTTACCATTAAGAAGTAATATTATTCCTAAAAATATATGTATTGATACTTGTGCTTTAATTAGTAATTTTTTAGGTGATGAAAGTACATCAATTCACTTAAAAAATTATAAAAAAGAAGATAATCAATTTAAATTATGGAATAGATTTTTAAAGTTAGATAATAAAATGTTCAAAAAGAATAATTATGAGTTTAATTATATGATTAAAACTGATGGTATTTCTGTTGGTATTTTATTTATTAGAACAGACAATCAAGGGATGCCTTTAAAATATTATAATCCTAATAATAAACCAACAGAGAATACAAAATATATAGAAAAAGAGATTATTACCGATGAATTAAGAAGTAAAAAAATAGTATGTGTAGATCCGGGTTGTAGTGATTTAATTTATTGTGGTTGCAAAGATAATGATGGTAATTTAGAAACATTTAGATATACTCAAAATCAAAGAAGATTAGAGACAAGAACAAAAAAATATAATAAAATTATTGAAGAAGTTAATAATACAACCTTTATAAATGGTAAGAATATTAAAGAAATTAAGAGCGTTTTAAGTTATCATAATAAAAGAACTTGTAATTATGAAAAGTTCAAGAATTACTTGATTGAAAAAAATAAATTGAACCTATTGTTATTTTCTCATTATGAAAAGACTTTTTTTAGAAAGTTCAAATTAAACAGGTATATCAATACACAAAAAAGTGAGAGTAAAATGATAAAGAACTTTACTAAAAAGTTTGGAGAACCGAATGATGTATTGTTTATAATGGGCGATTATGATAAAGGTAGTAGTAATATAGGTGGGTTAGAACCTACAATTTGTAAAAAGTTTAGAAGAATATTTAAGAATGCTGGATTTAGAACCTATTTAGTAAATGAGTTTAGGACATCTAAATTATGTAATTGTTGCAATTGTGAAATATCACCATTTATGATAAGACAAAGTCATAAACCAAATGATATCAAAGTTAATAAAAAAATAACTATTAATGGATTACTTTCTCATCAAGAGGATAAGCAGAAATGCGAGATAATTCATAATAGAGATAAGAACGCCGTTCAAAATATGTTAAATATTGTAAAGAGTATATTTACAATAGGAAGAAGACCCGACATATTTACGAGAATTCATACATAGTCCACGCTATGTAATAACCAAATTTTTACTAATTTGAATATTTTTTTTGCTGTTAAATCGGCATTTTAAATGTCCAAAGGTGTAAAATGTTCTATTGTTTCTAAGAAAAATCCTTGACTACCCATAATTGACCCAGGGCGCATTATTCTAATGTATGCGATAGCTTCGTTTGGTGTAAAATTTAATTTTAATATTAGCCATATACATATTAGCACACCTGTTCTACCAAGCCCAGCACGACAATGAACAGCAACAATTTCATCATAGTTGGTCGAATTAACAATATTCATAAATTTTTTTACTATTTTAACAGAAGGAACAGAATAATCCTTGAAAAATAAATTAACAACTTTAATACTATCATCATCTAACATTGTTCCATAATTACTATCATCATTTAATCTAATAATTAATTTAATATTTCTTTTTTTTAATTCTGTGCAAACATTTTTAATAGTCTTAGTTGTTGGAGCGCACATTGCCAAAAATTTATTTGCTATTATATTCATATCGCGATTAGAATAATCTGTTAAATATTCATATTCATTGATGTTAAAATTATTTAAATCTTCTATCTTATTTTTATGTACAAAGTAAACTGCTCTTAAACAATCTGTAATAGAAGAATAATAACCACCCCATTTTGATATACAATCTATAAAATAGCATGGATGTTCATTGAATATTTGTAATATATCAAATATCACCTTATTAACACACGTATTAAATTTTATAATTAAATAACATCCCATCATAAAAACAGCATTTAGTAAATCACTATTATTTTTATTGATTAAGTAAACATAATATACAATATTTCTATGTGATATTGCGGGGTCACTTATTTTATCATTTACAAATTCACAAAACTTTATAATATTTCCCATATTTGTAGGTCCATAATCATGATTTAAAGGAATATAAGATTCATGAAAATATGTTGATGTTATATAATCTTCGCTATTTTTAATTATTTTTTTAGTCTCATTAATATCTTTATGTATTGTAAGATACAATCTATTACAAATATAGAACATCTAAGTTAAATAATTATAATATGCTTTATATTATTAATTATTGTCAAAAAATAGAATGTAAAATAGATGATAATCAATATATTTGTAATGATTCTAATACTATACTAAGTAGAACAAGTAGCAATGTAAGTAATAAATTATCATCTAATAATTGTTCAATAGATAATATTATAAAATCACCATCATTTGCCAAAAAATATCACAATCAGATGATATTTTATATAGAAAAAAAATATAAGTAGTGGAACATTATTTGATATACATTCTATTAGAAAAAATATTAAATTGGAAAGTTCTATTTATGAAAAAACAATATAGTGTTGGTTTATTATTTAAACATTTATATATAAAATAATTATAAATATGAAAAACAAAAATGAATATAATAACAAAGCAGAAAGGCTTGCTATTGTTTTAGATATAGCTAAAAAACTAAAAAATTATAAAATTAAAAATGGTAGTACATTAAACTTGTACAATCCTGAATTATGTTCTTTCATTGAAGAATATAAAAAAATAGCAAATGAATACATAAAACAAGATGATAATGATGTAAATGACTATTGTGGTACTTTGCTATTTGAAGAAATAAATAAAAATATAGAATATAAATTACCAGCACATAAATCAACTGCTCCTTTGTTTGTTATTAGATATTAGATCGACAAGCAGTTTTAGTCAGCTAGTATATTTATTCCTGCAAAGTTTTTGATGATGTCCTTGTCATCGTTGATGGGTTCGCGATATTTATCGTTGCACAAATGTACACCATTGTACTTGGCTACAATATTCTTTGCACACTCCTCCATCTTCCTACAAATAGTGCTATTTATTTTAGAGCAGAATACTCGTATTTTCACGGATTCAGAAGCCCATGCTTTGACACGACCAGTGATACGCCCAAAGAGCTGATACAGATTGTCGTTAGTGATTTTGCTGTATCCAAAGATAGCAGTTGTGAACATGCCGAGTTCTTTGGATACAAGAGTTTGTCCCATACCAACACATAAATATCCAGTGATTACAAGGGGACGACCAAATACCATATTTTCACAAAGATGGTAGGCAATCAAATCTCCTAGTTCTCCTGATTTAAGAACAAGATCAATTACTACTTCTTTACCTTCTTCATCTGTGTAACGAATATTTTTCTCAACCCCATTAAGTGTCACGACAACACATCGAGGATTAATTTTCATCACCATGTTGCGAATGATGTTGTGTGTCACACGCTTGCGTGTAGCAGGGATAAAGATACGAGAATTGTCTGACAATATATCGGGATTTTTTTTTATGATAGATTCCGCATACTTGATATTGTATATCTCGTTGTAGTAGAGGTCATAATTGTTCGAGTCGTCCTCTAAAACAAACTTGCAATGCTTGAACTCCATGTCTTCCCAACCAAAGTAGTTGCATTCGTTATGCTCAGCTATGTTGACAATGGTAATTTTCTTCCAGTAGTCATCAGGATCCTCATTGGATTTATCCCAAATAATATCAGGAGTAGCTGTCATTGCCATGATACCATGGACAATATCGTAATCATCCATCTTCTCAATATTTCCGCGGATATTGGCCTTCTTTGACTTGATGTACTTGTGAAGCTCATCAAAATATACGAAGTTACGTGATATAGCTGTTTCGTTGTTGTTAAGAAACTCCATGTATTTGAAGCAGTCATCAAAACGCCTATAATTGCTGCATGCAACAATGATTTTGGGCATTTTGACAGGATCCTTGGAAAAACTAATAAGCTTGCATAGACTGTCGATGTGCATTAAATCTCCCTTATAAGTAGAAGCAAAAATAGCAACAGCATTTTCGCCATGTTTTTTCTTAATATCACTAAGTCTGTTCGCGAACTGTTTATTGTTGAGGAGAGTATTCATGGTGAGAACAAAGTGAACACTCCTGCCTTTCGAGGGATCTTGCTCAATTTCATCTAGGATCTTGTTGATGGTAACGAAGGTCTTGCCCATCTGGGTAGGAAGGATGCAAAGCTTAAACTTGTTATGTTCAGTCATACTTGAAAGTGTGATGCCTAAGAAAACAGGGTATAGCTATCAATTTTTTAAAAAATCAGAACAATTATGTTTCTAGGTGATATAAGTTGATATTTCTGCATAAAGGTAAGCTAATTACTATTAGATATTATGAAGCATCAATGAAACAAAAAGCTAAAAAAAGAATCTAAACCAAAGAAGAAGAAAAAGAGTAACGAGAGTACATAATCTTATTTTTTTATAATTTTCAAGAAGTTTAAGAAAGTCAAGAGATTTAGAGAATTATGTACTCTTTTTTAAATAGAAGTATACATAATAATATTAGAGCAGTTGGTAATAAAAGTAGCCATGCTATGTAGCATTATTGTGACATTCTTAAAGAAACTAATATTTGTATGATTTATATATGGATTAAGATTCCAGGATAATATAGCAAATGCAAAGTATATTAAAGATACAGCTAATACTGTAAAGTATCGACGGAATTTTTGTAAATCCATAT